AATATCACCGCCTATATTCGCCGCTGAAATACCTGCAAATCAATCACAGCGACAAAGTTGAGGTTGATATTTGTACGGACATAAACGAAAAGGGGCTGCCCGATTTACGGGGGTATGACCTTGTGCTGTTTAACAGATACATAGGGGCAAAGCATTACGATGTCCTTGTTCACTTGGCGAAGTACAATATCCCCTACATTATCGACATTGACGACTATTGGGTGCTGCCCCGATTTCACCACGCTTATAGGTGGTTTAAATCCAACCAAATCAAATCAGCCATAACCGATGCAATCAACTACGCATACGCTGTTACAACCACTACCCCGGAATTGGCATCGAAAATCAGGGCTTTGAATAAGAATGTGGCAGTCATTCCAAACACCCTGAACCTGACAGACGAACAATGGCTGGCAGAGCCGACCGCGTCCGATAAAATCCGCTTCGGGTGGGTAGGTGGTCTTACCCATGCAAACGATATACAAATAATTTGCGACAGCATTGCGGACATTTGCGAAGCCTATCCTGACAAAGTGGAGTTCTATTTGTGCGGATATGAGCAGCACCATATATGGCAGTCAATCCTTTACCGATTTAACGGGGCAGCGGATAAGGTGCGCCCGCAAATCAAAGTAAGCCACGCCCAAAGCGTTAACGAATACGGCAACTTTTACCGGTTGTTTGATGTTGCACTTGCACCGCTAGAAGATACCAACTGGAACAACTGCAAATCAGAGTTGAAACTGATTGAAGCTGCTGCCTATTCGCTGCCCGTAATCGCATCCGGTGTGAAGCCGTACCTGAACCATGCAGGGAATGCCGGGGTGCGGTTGGTGAAGAACACGCCAACGGATTGGTTCAATGCGATGCGGTGGTTTATTGATAACCCCGACAAGACAAAAATCATGGGCGAAGCGAATAAAGCCTATGCGGACATCCACCATAATTTTGAGGCAATAAACCTTAACCGATTGGAGTTTTACAAATCGTGCAAAAAATAATTTAAAAATATTTGTGCAAATGTTTGCAAGTATAAAAAACTATACTATATTTGCATCATAATAAAACACAAACAAAATGGCACACAGAATTAACGAAAGAAACATTGGCAACACCACATTAGATGCCAAGCCAAAAAAACGCGGTCAAAAATTAACTGCTGATGAATTAGATACTATTGCAATTATACTTGGTAAAGTTTATGATGCAATGGAAGAAGATGAGGTAACAGAAACCTACACCGATGGCGGCAGAATTACACTTTCATTAACTGGCGAACAAATGTTTGATTTGTTTGAAGCAAAAAGAAAATTATGTCAAGAGATAAACTAATTGACAGATATTGGGAGTTAAGGCGTGAGATAATGAACACGCCTCCAATATATTTTTGGAAACTTAAAAGATTATTTTGCGAATATCAAGAAGTTAAACAAAAAATAGGGTTTTAAAAAACTAAAAACCTGCCGATATTCAAAATGCGCATCCACTACACCCGACCATTCGTAACGGATTACCAAAGGGCTATATTAGACAGCCCTTCAAGGTACACCGTAACTGCTGCCGCCACCAAAGTAGGCAAGACAGCGAGCCATATTATTTGGCTGTTTGAGCAGGCGTTAACATTAAAAGAAAATCAATCCGTGTGGTGGGTGGCTCCGGTGTATCAGCAGGCAGAAATCGCCTTTAATCGTATGCGTACGCAGGTAACCGACAAGGGCTTTTTTAAAGTCAATGAAAGCAAATTGAGATTGACTACACCAACGGGAGGTATCATTCAATTCAAGTCCGCAGAAAAGCCCGACAACCTTTATGGGGACGATGTATTCGCAGCGGTATTCGATGAGTTCACAAGGGCAAGGGAAGAGGCATGGTTTGCCTTGCGTTCCACACTTACCAAAACGCAGGGCAAATGTAAACTAATCGGGAATGTAAAGGGTAAAAAGAACTGGGGTTACAAGTTAAGTGAACGGGCTAAGGCTGGTGAACCGGGGTATCAGTTCTACAAAATCACCGCATATGACGGGGTGGACGCTGGGATATTGGACGCTGCCGAAATTGAGCAGGCAAAGCGCGACCTACCTACGCACATATTTTCAGAATTGTATTTAGCAGAGCCGACCGAAGACGGCAGCAACCCGTTCGGATTGAGCCACATTCAAGGGTGCATCAGACCGCTTTCCGGTAAACCCGTGGAGTGGTACGGCATTGACCTTGCAAAATATACGGACTGGACTGTCATAATCGGGTTAGATGTTGATTACAATGTGGCACACTTTGACCGCTTCCAAATGGACTGGGCGCAGACAGAGCAAAAAATCATTCAGTTGGTAGGGCAGACACCAGCTGCGATTGACAGCACCGGGGTTGGTGATCCGATTGTTGAGAAAATACAAAGGGTTTGCCCCCGTGTTACCGGGGTGAAGTTCACATCAATTTCCAAACAGCAGATGATGGAGCAGCTAACAGCCGATGTTCATGCCGGGGCGATTGGTTTCCCGGAAGGGGTGATTGCTGACGAAATGCGGAACTTTGAATTTGAACACACACAAACCGGGATGCGTTACTCTGCCCCGGCTGGCTTACACGATGACGCGGTTTGCGCCCTTGCCCTTGCAAGACATTGCAGCCAAAAAAATAAGAAAGGTGTGTTTTTTGTCATTTAGAAGTGTAAACCAAAAACCCCTAAATTTGTAAAATGAAACTACCGAAAAGTTGGAATGACATCAGCATCGGTCAATTTCAGCAGCTGCAAAAGTTGACTGAACCGACGCTGGATAACCAAATAAAAACGCTGTCCATTTTATCGGGCAAAACCACGGACGAAATTGAGGACTTGCCAATCGTGGAAATGGAACGGCAACTCACCCAGCTTTCCTTTATGTCTGAACTTCCAACCGCAAAGAACCTGACCGCGTTTCATTGCGGAAATTATGTTTACCGATTTGCAGCTAACCAGCACCAACTCACAGCCGGGCAGTTTATCACGGTGCAGGACTTGTTCGCCGGGGGTAATTGGATAGACAACCTGCACAAGATTATGGCAGCGTTGTGCGTTCCTTACCGGATTATGTTACCCAAGCGAATGGAACTGAAAGCCGTGGACTTTGAACCCACCGCAGAGTTGTTTCAAAAGAAGATGCCTATCAGTTTGGCATACGCTTACACGCTTTTTTTTTCGACTTGCTTGCCCGAATTACTGGCAGCTACCCAAGTATTTTTGGAGCAAGAGGCGAAGGAGTTGAAGAAGACAGCCGAAAGCGCGAACGGGCAGGGCTAATCTGGTTGAAGGTAGTTGACACGCTGGCAGGTGGCGACCGCACCAAATACGATTTCTTTTTCGATATGTCTGTTGTGGAATTTCTCAACGCTTACTCACTTGAAAACGAAAAGGCACGGCAACGCAGCGAAAGATTAAACCAAGCGGCAAGTGATGCCAAACGGGCGAAAGACGGCAATGTGTATGTGATTGCGTTACTTTCGGAAATATTAAACAAATAGTGTATATTTGCACTCGGTTATGGTTTAACCGGGTTTTTTCATAGTGATTGGGGGGTTCGCCCCCCTTTTTTATTGAGTACATTTTAGAATGTGGGAATTACCAAAAATCAACTGAACGCAATTAATTCAGGCGCGTTGTCCAAAATCGGGCAGAATGCAGAAGACCCAAGTTTTAAGGCGACAAACCTACTTGAAGAAATCCTGCTGGGCGTTGCAAAGGAGTTGACCGATGCTTTGCGCGAAGACATTTTAAAAAAGAAGGTTAAGGCAAGCGGCAACCTCATTCAGTCCTTTGACGCGTCAAATGTTTACAAAGTAGCGGACGGCGTGACGGCTGAAATCAGGGCAGCGGATTATTGGTATTATGTTGACCAAGGCAGGGGCGCAACAAAGAAAGGGCATCAAGGCGGTTTGTTTCTGTGGCAAAGAATAGATGAATGGTTGCTGCAAAAAGGTATAGCAACGCCAGCGGATTTTAAAAAAGAGGGTGACAGCGTAAAAGATGCCCGTGAAAACTTTGCCCGGGTAATTGCAAAAAAGATACACCGCAAGGGAACAATCAAACGCTTCGGGTATAAGGGCGCAAACTTTGTGGCAGATGTGCTGAACCAGCAGAGCATCAACGCCATTGCGGAACATTTGGGTGAAGCGTTGGGGCAGCGCATAGCCATATCCGTGAAAATGGCAGAGGGTACACCGCAAACCTAATAGGTACATTTACCTATGTGGCGATTACAATCGAAAACGAACCGGGCGACATAACACCCGTTTACAGCGACATCACTTACACGCTGTCCAGCACCAATTCAGGGCAGACAAATTTCAAATTTGTGGC